ATAGGTGGTGCCGCCACGAGTGGCTGAGCTGTACGCCTGATCCACTGAGATCTGGGCGCTTTGGGTCATCACATGCCGCAAGTCAGCATGGGCAGGGGCAGCCAACAAAGTGATGCCCAATACCAAAAGTGCGCGGGTCATTTTATGCCAGCTTTGGTGTCTTTGTTGTCAACAATAGTCGGCTTCTTATTTCCATTGCCATTGGACTTGCGTTCGATGCCAAAGGATGCCATCGCGCCAGTGAGCAATGAGGCGACAAAGGTGTTGTCCATCTTCATCTGGGGATAGATCCCCAGGTATGAAATGGTCAGCAGTGTGGCGCTCCAAGCGAGCACACCGCACTTAACGACATCAGCAACGCAGATGCCTTCCTTTTCGTGGTGCTCTTCGGGGTTGGTGGCCATGACGCAACAGAGCTACCGTTACAGCGTAACTAGGTCAATCCAATGCTTCTAGTTCTGAAACCGCTAGTGATGATGATGTGGCGCTCTCGGGCGTTTAAGGAGCTGATCGTAGCGATGCTGGAAAAGATCGTCACTCGCACCGACAACGATTTGGATGATCTGGCTGTGAAGCACCTGAAGGATTTGCTGTTGCCTGACACCAGGATTGAAAAGTAGGTGCTGTCCGGCATTATTTAAGTGACCTTGCTGTTACTGACTATGGGTCTTGCGCTACTGCCATTCTTTCAATTTTTCCGTGGTACGCCCCACCAGTTGGCTGCTGTTAAGGAGCTTGAGGAGCGAATGCCCCAAGACCTTTTGGCGGAGGAAGACAATGCTTGGTTTGATGCGTGGAAAGCAAGCGGCATTGACCAAGAGGTCTTTATGCCTAATTACTTCAGCCAGTTTGACAATAAAAGTGGATCGGGAAGTAGAGAGTGCTTCAGTTCAGCAGCCGCGATGATTGCTAATTTTTATGGAAAAGTTAAAACTGACGATGAGTATAACTCTATTCGCGTTAAATACGGCGACACCACATCTGTTGATGCTCAGGTACAAGCTTTAAGAAGTCTTGGGCTAAATGTTGAGTTTCGTCAGGATGGAGACTCTGACTTGATTGAACTAGAGATTGAAAGAGGTCGCCCAGTATTAGTTGGTTGGCTACATCATGGTGATGTTTTGCGAGGCGAAGCTCCTCACGGTTTAGGCCATTGGAGCGTAATTAGTGGTTTTGCCGGTAAATATTCAAATGATCCTGAGTGGATTATGCAAGATCCACGCGGCTTGCCTGACATGATTCGAGGCGGTCATAAAAATGCCCATCAAGGCCGCAATGCAAGAGTGCGACAGTCTGAGTTTTATCCACGGTGGTCTGTCGATGGCCCTAAAACAGGCTGGGTGATTTTGGTCGATGATTTATGAGTTGGTACGTTGTTTGGAGTTATTTGACAGCGTTTTGGACAACAGTCGTTGTTGGCTGCATGGACCCGTACAACTTTAAATACTGTGTACGGGTTGATCAGTGGCTGTTTCCTGCCGTCGGTGACATCATGCGTGCAAGGGAGCCATACGCTTCTGAGCGCCTTTACCTGAAGTCACTGGAGCGTTTCAATGGACTGGATGATCGTCGAGCCAAGCCTGGAACAGAAGTTAAACCTTGAATGCAGTTGCCGTAATGTTAAAGACGCAACTGATCTAGCTGGAATGCAAGATTTATGCGTAGCACTTATTCAACAGAATTTTTACCAAGGTCTGATGCTGCGTCAGGCAGTGAATCATATTGCTTCAAAAGAGCCGAGCTTGATCGCTGGTAAGTAAAATTACGAAGTATTCCTTTATGAGGGGTGCGCAGAGTCTCCTGCAGCGGATCAGGAGTGAGGGGCGTCAGGCGCGTGAGCCGGTTCTAGTCCGCATTCATTAATCCCTGACGCCCTAGCGATCAGAACGGAATGTCCGCTTCTGCGACCTCAGCGAACGCTCTGCGGCGATCTGCCTGTTCCCGTTTGTGGTTTGGGCTGTCCATCGGCATCGGGGACCAGCTGCCGCTTTGATCCCACATGCTCAGCCAACAGGTAAAGCCAGGAACTTCTGAATAGTCATTCTGTCCGCTGTACTTGCGGATCGTTGTCCCTTCGTCTTCAGCCTTGTTCGCCATGTCGATTAGATACTGAGCAGCAGCGCGGGCGTCTTCTGGGGTGAACTCCATCGGCATCTTATGAGTCGGATCGTTCTCCTTCTCAGCCTGGGTGTTTTTGACGACGCGGAACTTTGCTTTGAACAGAGGTGAGGCCATTTCAGTTGTTGCAGAAAAATTTGGTCAGGATTGTGGTGATCGCTTTTGAGGCTGTTACCTTTCGATCATCCATGTAATGACGAAGCTTGTTTGCAAGCTCGTCAGGCAAACGCGCCGTAAAGACGTCGCGGTTTTTGTCTTTGACTGTGTTACTCATGCTGCTTGACATAGACATTAAATCCCACCATTTTGGCGAGGATTTTCGCGGCGTTGTCGGCTTCTTCCCATGAGGGAAAGACCTGTGCGAATCCTATGTCATGCGTCCAGATGTCGGAATTCCTTTCGGAGATCACGACGGTGGATTTCATCAGGTACGTTTTTCGGAAGGGGTTCCAGACAACGTGCGGTTTGGGGGTGACAGCCGAGGATTTGTAGCGCGATGTTAGCCGTGTGCGCCACGAGGCTTTGCTCTTTCCAGCGTGTGTATTGAGATCGGAGGAAAAGCTGGGAGTAGTCATTGTCAGCAACCGCACGGAGGTGTTCTACAGCGCATCTGATGTTTTCACTTGGGGAGAGCTTTGATGGTTCGATCGATGAACGCTGCATGTGACTGAGAGGTGATTGATTTGGCGATAGTCGGAGACGTGATTTTGTACTCCTTCTTAAAGGCGTTAATGACAGCTTGAGCCTTGTCCGCTGGCAGCTCTTTAATGCTGTCGATGACCTTATCCCGTTCAGACTTTTCGCCTTTTGGGCCTGGCTTAGTGCCTAGCGGCGGGTCTTTAGGGACTGGGGCTGTCGTCGCCTTTACTGGTTTAGCAGCGGCTGGCGCAGGAGCGGAGGGTTCTTTGTAATCCTCAGGATCTGCTTCGACATCTGCAGATAAGCCGAGGATTGACAGCAGCGCGTAGCGGCGGAAGTAGGTAATCGCTCCGCCAAGGGCAAACATCGCGTTCTTGTTCTGGTTAGTGACCAGAGGCAGACGAGACACGATGGATTCGCCGCTGATGTGAATCAACGCCGTGACAAGGACGGTTGTGCCGTCCGGGCCAGGCTCGAAGGTCTGCGACTGGATCAGATCGTGCTTTGCCAGTGCAGGCAAAACGGTGGAGAGGACAGTTGGCAGATCAGCGAACTGACCGTATGCGCCTCTTGCACCTTGTTGAATGACGCCGACATCTGCGTAGAACCCGCAGAGGGCTTTGGCTAGCTCTTTTGCCATGAATGAGAAACAGGTAAATAGGGGTGTCGGGAGCTATCGCGGGACCCCTCCCGCCCTTGCTTTCCCCTCGCAGCTCAGAGGGTGTTGTATAGCTCTCAGCCCGTGGGGACGGGCGTCAGGACTCCCGACAAAAGTCAGCTGGTCTGCTTTAGGTAAACATGTATCCAATACCAGATCTCTGTCGGGGCATATTGCCCTGGGATGTAATTAGGGGTTCCGTCGTCAGCTATAGACAAACGACCGTATTTACCGGGGATAAGTTCCTCAGTGCCGCTCCGCCAGCGAGCTCCGAAATCCTTCTGAACCCAGCGACGTTGACTGCGGATAAAGTTCGTTTCTGATCGCCAGCCATCAGCGTCATAATTGCGACTGTCGCGGATTGATTGCGAGCGAACAAAAGAAGCAAGGTCTTTTAGGGTTTTCATGCTTCGTAAACCGTTTCGGCTTCAGGGTTAATAACAAGAATCAGGCCAGAGTTGTAAGCATCTTCGAGTCGTTTAATTTTGTCCTCCTCGCTGTAGAGGTAGTCATCCCAGACGAGTTCATTCGTCTTGGGATCCTTTGCCTCGCAGTAGTGGACTTTGACCGGTTCGGGCTTGCGGATGTAATCCTCGGTCCATTCGAGCCAGTCCTTCAGATCGAGAGATGAGTTGTGGAAGTCCATCAGTGGGGTTGTCGATAGAGATAGTGTATACCTGATTTAGGGATTTGTATACCCCTAGGTGTAAGCCATCAGAATTTTGGGAGTTGCGGTTGGGGCTTGTTCCAGACAGGGGGTTTCGGCGGCAGAGATTCGCCGGGAAGGACTGGACGTTTTTTGACAATGATTGAGAGCATGGCAGGGGTTTTATGAGCCATGCCCTAATTGTATACCCTTTTGCCCGATTTGTATACCCCTA